ATTAAATGAATGCCTGCAGTTATATCCTCCAAGGTCAATTAATGGGTTATAAGGATCTGTCTTGCCTTGAAATTCTCCAGTGCCCTTGTCATCGTATCCACCCCATTCATCCTGTGGTGTTCCGAACTTCATTATTTCGTTGCGTGAAAATACTTTATTGTTCCGCTCGATACAGAAATCACGGGAGGTGCCGATAGTGCCCCCCCGATATACGGCATAGTTTAATTTTAATTCAACTGCATAATTGTTGCCTATGACCCTATCTATTTTTACATATGGGTCTGGCAATTTTTCTTCGAATAGTTTTTTAAGAAGCCCGCCCCCTTGTCTTAGCACGACCTCCTTAGCCGCTATCTTGAAAGCTGTTATGGTCAGCCCTGTACTCATGGCCGTCATGGTCAATGCCTTAACGGTGCCGATCAACGCCCTGTCCGTGAAGAAAGACTGGATAAGGGAGCCGCCAAGTGTTACGCCTAGTCCTATGCCTAACGCCCTAAGAATTGAGTTCTTTTTTTCCTCGTGGTTATTCGATGGTTTGATGCTATCAAAATAATCCTCGTTGGCATCTAGTAGTTTTTTAACGCCCAAACTGAATGACCCAATGATAGGTGCAATGTCATCCTCTATGAACTGGTCGTACAGGTTGTCAAGTTTTTGGGGCAGGAAGTGTGAGTTTATATTAGGAGTTAATACCCCGTCCTCATCGACAGGGAGGCTGTCTATAAAACTTGATAGCAGGATTTTGTAAAATCTATTCTGTGATTTATCTATCTGTGAATTAAGCCTGTCTGATTGTTTTGATATTAGTTCCTCACGCTTACGGCTGTACGGGCTCCTGTGCATCCATTGCGAAATTTAAAACGCTGTTAAGGTTTGGTCGTGCCTTCAATGCAGTTATTTCGCTGACCTTCGCATAGACAATGGCTTTCTGCCTCTTGTAATCCATATCTGCGAAGTTAGGCACCTCGTCAAAGATGTCAGCCATGATGCGATCATAATACGTATACAGCACTTTCTCAGAATCATCCGAAGGCAAGGTAGAGAGCAGGATCATTTTTTCGTCTTTCGACTTATCCCGCATTGGTTTGAACCGCTCCCATGCCTTGTAATTTTTGATGAAATCCGGATCATCTTTGTGCTGCTTTCCTAATATCGCCATGTCAATAGTCGTGATAACTGACATAGGCACCCCGGCCATAGCGGCTGAGCTTCTTTGATCTATAAGATCCTGGATTGTCTCCAGCTTAAAGTCAGATGGGGAAGAACGCTGAACCACCAGGCCGTTAGCTTCACCGCGGTGGTTTGCAGTTGTCCGGACGCTGAATTTATAGAACTCGTCTACATTATCCGCATACTCGAATAGCGTATTATTAACCGCTCTCCAGTCGTAGTTTTTTGCCGTTGCTGTCTCAACGATCTCCGACCTGTCAAGGACGTTAGCCCCAAAAATGGCATTGAATACATCTCGCTGATCGCTTATAAAGTCCTCACGCTGCATTTTTATCAATGCATCTGGAATAGCGGCAAAGTGAATGAGGTTTGATAACGGCACTGGTGTACTTCCGTCCTGTGGCATATCGAACATAACCACATCTTGAACAGTGGAATGGATGTCTTTGCCTGTGCCTTTGCATGAGGTACATGCCACGTAATGACCCTCACGCTCCCGATCTAGTAGATGCCCTTCGCCCGTGCAGGCTTCGCATTTATCGACATAGACAAATTTTTGATAAAAGCCATGGAGCGCTTTTGATAAATCGTATTCTGATTTATTCCAAATCAGGTCTGTAATGATTTTTTCAGCAGGGTAAAAGGGCGAGACCTTAGTCCTTCCCTGTGTGGTTGGGTCATCAGAATAGCCGACCCGGAAAGCAGGGCACTCCGTGGTTTTTGATTCAAAACCTTTCCAAATATAGTTTCTTGTTTCTTTATCGACCTTAATCGAAATGGTATCCCAACCCTCAAGCATTTCAAAAATAGCGTCTTTAGGAATGTGCTGCAGAACGAAGGAGTAACCGATACCGTACATCGTGAACCGATGACCTATGACCGTGCCCTTTCTGGTAGTGGGGTAAGTTATGGGATGAAAACTAATGAGGTATTTTAAGACCCCATTAAGATGCTTGGTATCATATACCTCGCTGGCCCTGACCTCGAAAGGGTAGACAGTTGGTTTTTTATTGATCGGGTCATCATTCTCAAACTCCGTAATTATATACGCGTTCGGATCTTCAAATACCAAATCTTTGAAACGACCTGCAATATATTTATCGAGGGGTTTGTTTTCGTAAAAAACATTTAGCGCATCCTGAAGCCCTATAAGGTCGGCATTGTTGCTGGATAGATAGCTTATTGATTCCGTAACATCATCGCACCGATGCACCTCATTGTATAGCTTCTTGACCTTATTGCATACGTACTGAGTCCTGCTATTAGTGATCCTCACCCTCTGGTCTACCTGCTTCTGCGTCTCCCTTACTTTGTAGGTGACTAGTATCTCCCGTTGCTCATCACCCGTAACCATCTGGTAGCACCAATTGGCGTGGTCTACTGTTCTCTTATAATCAGTATGGGGCTTGTCTTCAGCGACACGCCTAAGTAATAATGCAAAAAGTTCGTCAGGTGACAAATCCATATACTGCAAAAATGATGGAATAGCTGGGGGCTAAAGGTTACATAGTGTAACCATATCAATTTAGATCCTCGATGTTTATGCCGGACATGGCCATCCTTGGGGGTGTTAGCTCAAAAAGTTCCCTCATCATCTTCGCATCTGTTATATCAGGAGACCTGCCAATGTTTGCCTTTACTTCTTTTTTGCTAATAATTCTTAATTTGCCGTCAGGGTCCTTGCCTCCTCTTTTTACCTGCTCCATCTCCTCAATGTACGCCTCTCTGTCTGATTCAGGAAGTGCCTGCATATGGTAACCATGCTCATTGTCACGCTTTGCCATTTTAAAATAACACTGTGATTTTAGATTCGCATAATCTTCCTTTTCGTTAGACACCTTCTTTGGTGATCCTCCATTGTGAAATGCCTTTGCCCCTTCGACCCACCCACCAACATAAGCACCAACACCGTCAGCATCATAGGCTATGTGTGAATTTGGTACATTAAATCGTCTTTTTAAAACACCTATTTTGTCCACCAGTTCCCTTGGACCGATCTTTGGTATCTTTTCCGAATGGATGCAAACGAAGCCATCCCAAACCAGAATAACAAAATTATCCGAACCCTGTAATGCTATATCAGCTGTAATATATCTTTTGCCAGTTTGTTTTACATGGGTGTTATTAAGAGAATCGAGGATGCAATCATAATCAATTAGCGAATCATCGCTATCATCATATTCCCAATTACCGTGCAATAGCCTTTGCCTTGAAACGCCTTGCAGGTCCTCAAGCGATTGAATATAATCAAGTGGTGCTGTTTTGTTGTCGTAAACTAATGCAGCAATAAATTTTTTTGATTCAGGGATAGTGCCAAGTGTAAACGGCTTATAAAATTCGCGGTACAAAAAACCTTTCTTTGGATTGCAGGTTATCAGTATTTTTTTCTTAAGGCCGTATTCAAGGTTTTTCCACCGCCCTATTGATATCCATAGGTTTCTCTTTGCATCCTCACTGACCTCCCCTGCCTCTTCGATCCAGCCCCTTGTCATCTGCATAGATCCGAACCTTTCAAATAATGGATCAGATGGTAAGTATGTGCAGGATATTAAAAAGACCTTACTGCCATTGCTGAGTTCAAAATAGTTATCCTGCCCGTTGTATTTATACCCTGACTTTTGTATACCCCATCCGGAAAGAACCTCAATTACAGATGGTACGGTAAACTTTCGGAGGTCTGCTAATTCTTTTCTTGCAATAAAATAATGAGTATTAGGATATATTAAAGCATCTCCAAAAATTAATGAGCATCCAAGAAATGATTTACCCCCGGCCTTTGCACCACCATAAAGGATCTGCTCCGTGGTATCATCAATCCAGTATTGAGATGCCTGGAATTGTTTTTCGTTTCCCATGCAACGAAATTCAATGTCCATAAATGTTAATCTTTTTTGATGACCATTCCCGTTATCTTCATTTCAATAGCATCACCATCAGCTCCCGTTATCTCTGTGGTCTGCCTTGCTTTCCCGTAGGCCGAATCCATCAGGGCATTGTATGCGCTTACATCCCCTGACCTCATTTTCTTAATAAGCGACAAAGTCCCGATGTCCTCCTGTGACAAATATAGCAGCTCTCCGCTTATTGGGTCTTTGCCTTTTTCAATTGCTGCCAGCCATTTCTTAGCGATAGTTCCCCTGTGCATCGGCAGCCTGTTCTCGCTCTTGCCTCCTGGATTGCCAGAAATGCCCTTTACAAACGGCTTTAAGTTTGCAAGGCTATTGGGGTTTATTTGCTTCTTCTGTTTAAAGTTCTTTTCCATTTCTTAGTATCTTAATATCTGGATCTAGCTTTCGCATTCTGTCTATAATTACTTGACAGTATTTAGGGTCAAGTTCCATGCCGTAACATTTTCGCTTCAATTGGTGTGATGCTACCATTGTAGACCCTGAGCCAAGATAAATATCAACGATTAAATCATTTTCTTCCCCCCAATTCTTTAAAAAAAACTCAACTAATTTTAATGGTTTTTGTGTTGGGTGAAATTTATTTTTTGCATCTGCCTCACCACTAAACAAGGTATTGTTAAATCTTGCTATTTTTCTTTGGTGCTTTGATTTACTCCAACATAATTCAAAAGCAGACCCTATCATTTTGTCAAAATTCTCATCTACTCTTTTATCCCAAACTATCCAACTGCCTGTATTTTTGTTTGGCAATAATTCTGAAAAGTAATCAGCTCCAAAAATAAAAATCTCTTTAACATCATCAAACAAGGCGAATATTGTACTTATTAATTCATGTGTAAAATCTTTGTTATCGCCAATAACCTTACTATAATTTTTATTACCTTCTTTTTTTGTTGAAGGCATTTTAGAATAATCAGTATCTAAGTTCATCCCATAAGGCGGGTCTGTAAACACCATATCCGCTTTCTGTCCATTCATTAACTTTGAAACTGTATCAGAACAAGTACTATCGCCACACAACAGCCTATGATCTCCAATCTCGAAAAGGTCACCAAGAACTATATCTGTAAATATTTCTTCAGGTATCTCGTAATCATCCTCAACTGCATCGGCTATAATCTCCTCTGGCCATTGGCATTCAAGTCCCCAATCCTCCAGCTTTGATTCGTCCCAATTGGCGGCCAGTTCCTGCCAGTCCCATTCTCCAAAACCTAAGTTGTCCTTAATGATAAACTCTTTCTTCTCATCATCCGTTAATCCGGTGGATGGCTTTAGCCATATCAACGGTATATTTTTATGACCCAGCTCCTTTAATGCTTTCAATCGCATATTACCGCCAAGCACCTGCATCGTAGCCGGATCGTAGACCATAGGTCTTAACTCCAGCATTTTAGGAAAGTCCTGAATTGATTTTTTCAACTTCTCAAACTTCTCATCCCTGATTATCCGTGGATTGCTAGGATTATTCTTTAGGCTTGATATCGGTATGGTTTCGCTCATTTTATATTTTTGCTTATTGCATTTTTCATCTGAGAAAATACCCTGTCAATTTCATCCGGCTGGCAATCAAAGACCTGTTTTGTGTCTGCCTTCATCGCCGTGGCTGACTGCACATATTCAGAATTTTTCCGATAGTAAGTCTGTTTTAGCGAATTAAACTCAACGTCTTCACAGTCCATGAATTTCATAAAGCATCTTATTGATTCATTAATATCTTTTCCGGCTTGCCGTTGTCCGCTAACAAACGCCCACAATGCAGCGTGTAGAAAATTAGATGCATAGATAGTTTTGATACCGGCTTGTTCATGGAGAGCTTCTTTCATCTATTACATTTGATGTATTAAACAAAATTGTTATGCAAATGTAATAACTTTACCACTATAATGACAACTTACGCAGAACGCGCTATTAATATAAAGGCTGCTATGGCAGAGTTGAAGGCACAGCGCACCGCCGATACAGGAAAGATGATGTTCGATGAGTTGGCACTCGTTAGTGCTAGAGTAGTAGAGAATGGAGCAACAGCAGACGGAGGCTCACCGGGAGGTTACTCAGAGGCCCTGGTGCCTTACTGGTATCATGGATCATCTGTAAAAAATGCAGACTTTAATATCAAGGCAAAGCAAAAAGAAATATTAAAAGCTAAAGGATATTTTTCATCATACAAAGATTGGAGAGAAATAAACAACAGGCCAACAGCTTTTAAAAACTTCTCATTTACCGGTAAGATGTGGAAATCTATAAAGCCGATAGTCCTTAATGCAGATGATCTATCAACTACGTATGTCTTTGGCTCCGATGATGCTGAGATGCAGAGGTTAATTGATTTTAATAAGGCTCAATCTGGTGACTTCCTTGCGACATCAGATAGTGAGTTTGCCCTTTTGCAAAAATTAAATTTGCAGCGCGTATTAAACGTTTTTAGAAAATATAAATTAGCATGATTGAGCAAATAATAGGTACAGTAGTTGTGCCATTACTAGAGTCACTTACATGGGCTGATCAGATAGGTTGGATGGTAACACCGTACACCAAGAGGGTAGAGGTTAGGGATGGGCAGTTTGCGGATAAAATAATCCCAGTTGCTAAAAATGTTACGATAGATGGATGCGCTACTGATTACAACGGATTGAATGTAATGACGACAGATAAGAGCTATGCCTCGCTTATGCTTATATCTGCTGAAGGAGATATGTCAAGCACTGCTGCCGAAAATATACCGAAGCGAAGAGCAATTAATATTGAGCAAGACTTTAGCGTGAATGTTTGGATGAATGACCATCAGGGTATGACCCATGTCGCTAAAGCTGAGGTTATAAAAACGCTTTTCAACATAATGATAAAGCAGCAGGCTATATCTTGGACGGTGTTAGGTGTCACAGATGCTGACTTTAATATTTATGTCAACAAAATGAAGATCCGGTTTGTCCGCGAAATAGAGGGCAACCCATTTGCAGAATATTCATTTGCCGATGATCAGGCTCAATTTATAAATCAATATGCTGCCTTTGGATTAGTATTCAAGCTCACTGCCCTTGTCTTTCCTGATTGCTTCCCTGCATCTCCTGTTCTGAATCATTCAGCTTGTGACGCTCCGATAGCAACATATGTAGTTGATGACTCTTTAACCAAAATTATAGATGGCTAATAAAAAATATCACCAATTCACAGCCGCCACACCTGTAGGCACTGATATTGTTTTGTTCGGTGACCCAGCCACTGGTGAGCTTAACAAGGTAACGGTTAGCGGTATGCTTGGTGTGCTGGTAGTATCTCCCGATATTCTACTCAGAACAAAAGTAACAAAGACGCACGCTGACTTCACGGCAAATGCGACAGTAGAGACAGAAGACTTGTTCACTCTTCCGGCTGGCGGCGTGATCCATCGGGTGGTTGTAAGTGTAAGTATTGCTTTTGCTGCCTCCGGATGGCCAGCAAGCACCTTCGGCATGGCTGTTGGGGTTGCCGGAAATCCTTCAAAGTATGGATCTATAGCAAATGCAAACACTATATCATCAGCGCTTGGCGGTGGCGGCATTGAGAGCCTTGCATCCGGCACTATTATTCAACTGACAGGTACGTCCACGGCAACCAATCTGGTTAACATGAACGCCGGGTCTATTACTACATGGATATACTACTCAATCCTTGATTAATGCTGTTAGACTACCTAACTATTATAATAGTTTGCACCGTTATCGGGCAGGTCTGGGTTTTACTTATTCAGCCTGAAATGCTTTTTGATTTCATGGGTCAGTTTATTGACTTAGTGAAAAATAAAAAGCTGCATAAATTACTGGTGTGCAATGTCTGCCTTTCGGGGCAATTAGCCTTGTGGGTATATCTAGGATACTGCATCCACACATCAGCTTATTACTCAATCATAACACATCTTTCAATAGTAGCCTGTACCATATGGCTCTCAGCAGTCCAATCCAAAATGTTTAACCTATGAGTGAAGCTCCCAAGCAAAAAGAAATAGATATCCCATCAGGTGTAATTGCTGCAAACGGTAAGCGGTTCCATGTGACTTACTCCTTATCAACGACCAGATATGTTGAGTATTTAAAGCAGCTGCCAAAGCTCACCTTCAATACCACATTCAGGGGCATGTATGATACACTGAGTAAGATATACATGGCTGCATCATCCGGCAATGACATGATAGGTGCCATTCAGCAAGCCAGGGAGCTATCTATCAATCAACTTAATGCAATCAAAAGGTTCGATGATGCTGAGATCCCGGATGTTATTTCTTTTTGTGCTTTGTTTTTAAATGAGGCAGGTGAGGACATATCTAAATTCGACCAGGCAATGCACGATGAGAAGGTATCAACATTACATCAGGAGGGGTATGATGTCAGTGGTTTTTTTCAGCTTCAAGTGAATTTAATAGACGGCTTCTCATCAGCATTCCTAAAGATACAGTCACTGCCAAATCAAGAAGCAGGGACAGATATAAGGCTCCAGAGTACAGAACAGACCTAGAGTATTTCCTAGATACCAATTTCAGGAACAAATATCAACAAGGATTGCAGGTAGCAAAGAATGGCCGTCCTGTGGAGCGCATTCCTGAAATCAACTATGCTGCGTTCATTGATTCACAGTGGCACAAAACAGTGCTGTATGTCTGTGAGATGGTCGGCAAGTATAGCATGACTGAGCTGTGGGGTATGGATATAGTAAGGTTTACAAAGCTCACGTTCGAGGCAAGGAGTATAGAGGGTGAAAGGAAAAAACAATCAATGAGGGATAGGGGATAAGTTAGTTCCTCTCCGGCTTCCATCTCCAATCCTTCACCGTCTCCGTAATTTTTACCCCCGATTTTGTCCGCTCCCTTAATATCATCCCGGGCTCGTAGGCTGTGGTGTCCGGCTTCTCTTCAATGGCCGCTATCATCCGGTTAGCGTGCTTCTCAAATGCTCTGTCAATCCCCTCAACTATCATTCGCTCCTTGTTCCTGGCACTCGCTGCCATTATGATGGCACTATCATGGTCATGCTCTCCGTTGTAGCCAAGTGCGAAGTGAAGCCCTCTCTGGCCTCCTTCTTTTAGTCCTTCCTTTCCAGTGAACCGCCCGGAGTTGATACTCTCAAGTAGTTCCCTATGCTCATTGGCTGGTCCTTCGCCAACGATGAACTCACGACCTCCCAGAACTACGTTACTATCCTCAACCCGGTGACCTCTGCCCCCTGATTTATCGGTGCGCCCTCCAAGATTTACAAAGCCGGTAACGCCATCCTGGTCAAGTGATCCACCGCCTGATAGTTTCTTTTGGGATGTTTTGACCTTTGCCAAGATACCAATAAAGGCGGCAATGGTGGCAATGGCAATAGGTATACCAGCAGGACCAAGGAGTGAGACACCCGGAGATGCAACCACATTAGATATCATGGTTGCCAAGTTAGATGCCTGAGCAACGGCATCTGCTATAAGCTGCTGTGCAATTGCTTTTTTCCTTAACTTCTCCGCTTCTTTTTGTGCTATGGCCTCCTGTTTTTTGATCTCCTCAATCTCCTTTTTCTTCCCCACTACATTATTTGCAAGCCCAGCCTCCCGGCGTTCGATTTCTTTTTCTAGATCATCATCGGCCTGCTCCCTTGTTTGCTGAAGAGAATCGAGAAGTTCATTATTCTTTTCAATCGCATCCGCTGTGCCCTGCTGCATTGATGCATATATGGATGATATGCTGTTGCCTATAGATGCAAGCTCGTCCTCGTTTAGCCCAAAGGCTTTTTGAAGATTCTCGTTCAGCGTGAGCATCGACCCCTTAACCTCCGGGCTATCGCCCATCCTGATTAGTGCATCCTGTACATTGCCAACTATGTCAACAGCCTTCCTTTCTGTGACCTGCAGCGGTTTGATGACCGATTCTCCAAGCTTTGCAATGCTTTCACCCCTTACATTTTCGATATCACGAGCCAGATGTTTTTCAATGGCAAGCAAAAGGTATGCCCTGTCCTGTGACAGGTCTACCTCTTTACCGGCTGCCTTTGCTCTTTGGTCAAGGATTCTGAATTGCTCTTCTATAATCAGCGTTGCAAGGTTGGCCTCTGCCCTTAGCCTACTCTCAGGATCCAGTGCCTCATTGGCTATTTTGTCGGCAGCCTCTGTTATCTTCTCTATCTGCGATTGCAGGGCTTCGTTTAACGCCTTAATCCTGGCAAGCTCTGCTTGGTGTGCTGCACTGCTTAGCGCATTCTCCTGCTTAATTAGTCCTGAAATTCTAGAGGTGGTCGTGATGGCTACCTCCTGCCTTGCATTGCCAGCATTTATTGCCGCAACCTTAAGCGCGTTTAAATTTCTTATCTCTTCGGAGGTTAGCTCTCTCTCTTTCTCGATCAGGGCTAGTCTTAGATTTTCGTTAAGAAATAATTTTTGATTCAGTCTGAAATCCCTTTCGGCTGAATCAACCTCCAGCGTCTTAACCTGCTCAAGTAGGCCTATTCTGGTGGATAGTGCTGTATTTCTGTCTGCAGCCTGTAAAAGCAGCCCGGCTACCTGCCCCTTTATCTTTGCATTGGTCACCGTCTCCTCACTGGCCAGCCTGTCTAGCTCCATCCGCTCTAATGCCAGTTGCCTAGTCCATCTGCCTGTTTCCTTGAGCGCATCTGCAAAGTTATTAGTAGCTGCCGCCCAAGACTCAGCGGCCCCCTTAAAGTCGAGAGATATAAATTTAAGCAACGCGTCCGTGGCGTTGGCAAGTCTGGTCCCAAGAAATGAGGCTCCTGCACTTACCCCCTTCATTGTAGCTCCGAATTTGTCAGCAGCCGTTGCGGATTTTCCCATGAAGGAAACAACGGCGGCAAGGGCAACAACCAGCAACCCTATCCCTGTTGCTGCAATGGCGATCTTTAGCACGCCCATCCCTCTTACTGTCCCACCTATTGCGCTGGTTACATTTTTTAAAGCAGCCGCCTTTGATTTCAAATTAGATACAACCCCTCCTAGGTTTGTGCCCATTATATTGATTTCGTCAGCAACTCCATGTAACGCATCGCCCCATCCACCAGTTGCATGTTTGGCTTTATTTGTTTCAATTATATGGCTGGTTATCTTTCCGGTAGCATCAGTTGTGGCTTTGTTTGATTTTTCCAGCTGCTTGCTGGCAATATCAAAAGCCTCCTTGTAAGACACTTCTGTGCTGCGTAGAGCCTTATCAACGGAGGTGATTAAGTCGTACTGGTTCTGAAGACCCTTAATGACGGCGCTATCATCGAAGGTTATCTTTTCTCTTATGTCTGCCATATCCCCAAAATTAGGGGAGGGGACAAAATAGAGGGGTTACATAGTGTAACCGCTAAGGCGTGTGGGTATCTGTATATAAAAAAAGCAAAACTCCAAAACATAACCCACTTAGAAATCCAATAGTAAATAATGCTATCAATAGCCATAATAATGATATGTATTTAAAAGTTCTTACCTGCTGTTTTGAATTTTCCATTTTTATTTGTTTTGGATTGAGTTAATCTGTAAAGATACTCCCCTGCGCGTTCAGTCCTCTATCGGCCAGGTTCTTCTTCATGACCTGTTTGCAGAATAGCCGGTCATTTTCGTTATCGGTTGCGATGGCCTGTTTTATTTCGGCAATATCGTCTTGGGTCGGATTGATCCCGTATAGGTTGCGGATAGCATATGTTAGGGTCGTGTCGTTCATAATTTAATGTATTGCGCTACAACGCAGCGAGTAGCCGCAAGTTATAAGCCATATAGTTGCTCGACTAATTCGACAACTTGAAAACACCATCTCATTTGGCCTTTATTCATTTGAAGAACATTATCATTAAGCGGTTGTCCTATATTATAAAACTTACCCTTAATTGCTCTTGCAATTTCCGTGTTCTTGATTAATTGGGATTTGTAGTCCTCAATCTCAAATTGTTGCTTTGCGATTAATTCATTTTTTGTCATATCAACTTAATTTAGTTGTTAATAGGCTTATAACAGACACCAAGCCGCAAACCGTTATAGGGAATTTAATGCTCGTACTTCTTTAAATCGTTGTATGCTTTAATCATTCCTATTGTATCACCTATTGCCAATAAGCTTTCAGCATTCTTTATGCTATGTTTCATATTCGCAGAAGCCCAAGCCCCTGCGTTATTTGGTAATTCATCATATGTTTTAATGATTTCTCTTACTCTGTCCATTTCTTCGTGTAATCCTTCTATTAAGTTCATTTTAAATTTATTTGCGCCCGGAGGCAGGTTATTTATTTGGTTCGTGCTATAACGTAGCGAGTAGCCGCAAGTTAGCAAACATTAAAACGATTTGCTAACATGTATATAAGTAATAGCCAAAACAAGATTCTATACTTGCATTAGGTAAGGCTCCCGTAGTCCTGTCCCCTACTTAGATATTCAGCCACAAGGCTACTACTTATATACTTTGCCATGGTATTGCTTTTTTATTATCTGTGAATTACTTATCGTGCCTTATCGGGTATAAATATGATTAATGAATTACTTATACTACCTTATCGGGTATAAATTCCCAATCAAAAGTACCCCATATATTCAACATGGGAGGATCCCCTCTTTGCTTTCCTGATCTTATTGGCGCACTCCCTACACATCGTTTTGCGCCCATCGCCGTAAGATGGATCATGCTTTCCGAACTGATCAAGCGGTTTTGTTACGGCGCATTTCGTACAGGTCTTATTCGTGTCGTTCATGAGAGGGTGTATAATGTAGTGAGTATCTGAATGCCCTTATATGCACCTCTAAGATACCAACTGATAGAACTTCCACAGCTTTTGACGAAGGAATAATTTTCTATCTTGGTTAAAACTTCCTGACCTTGCATAAGAAATTGTTAAGTGTAGTTTCCAAAATCCGAACATTATTGCCCTGTGGCTATTATCGCTTACGTTTGCAATGGGAAATATTTGCCATTGGTCAGACCAGCGAATACCCCAATCTAACATTATATATTGCCAACTACATTTTTTGCTTTGCCAAACGATTTTAAATCGTCTTGCCCAGTATCCCATACCGTCAATTTCTCTTTGTTTTGCTTCTTGGAATATTCCCATTCCGTCATACTTTTTTGTGTCCATTTTTATATTTATTTTAAATTGTTAATATTAATAACGTAGCGAGTAGTCACCCGTTAGTGGCAATAGAACAGAAAACCTGTCTGAACTTTATTGCCACCTTTAAAACCTATTATTTCTCCCTCAATGCTATTCAATTTGTGAACTGTTTTTAATGGTTGTGTTGCAATCATTGGTTCACTCTTAGCTTCAATTCCGTGCGCCTTTAATCGTTCAATTATATCTTTAGGGTCTTTACAGCCTGCAACACCAACTTTGCTGCCTGAATTAAGTGCGGGTATCATTAATAAAATCATAGCATTGGTTTTACCTAGTAATCTACTGCCCATAACAGCACCTACCAAATCGGCTGGGTTGTCTTTGTCCGTTAAAGGTTTATTCGCCTTCATATATCCCCCATCTTGAACCCGTGTTTTCCGAGGCTGACCTTATGCTTCAGATCGGACACCTCCGATTCGAGCCGTTCTATTTCGGCCTCCTGCGATTTGATAAGGGCTATTGCATCATCAATCGCTATTGAAAGCTGTGTAGGGAGAGGCATGGTAGCAGATTCATGTCCTTTCCTCCATTTGTTATAGCCTTCCAAAAGCGTAATTAATTCTTCGGTCTTGTTCATTATTGTTTTAGTTTACCATTGTTCATTAGGTTTTCGCAGGCTTTAAAACCCCACAAGAAACCTGTTGCCCTATCACCTCTTGATGATTGAGCAGAATTAATGCACTGCCTATATTCAGGCATTGCGGTTATCTCCCCATCTGTTGTATTTGGCTGTGAAGAAATAGAATCAATTGATCTAGCCCGTAAAGACTCGAGCCAGTCCTGGCCGCATAAATCAGCACATGTTACATCCTTGGCGAAGTCTAGCCAGTCGGCTATTATCTTGTTCTTGTCCATATAGGTTATGGTTTTGCTCGTGAAGACACAACTACTAAATTGTCATCATAGTCAAAGCAGTGGCAATCTGGGCAGTAGTGTTTTTCGCCGTCTATATACCAGTCGTATTCGCTCGCATTGGTAATGCTTTCGATCCTGTCCGACCAAAAAGCGATATCGTCATCATTATCTGCAATCACTTTGCAGTTGTCGCACTGCACGGCGTAAAATGTTTTTTCTATTATCATGATAGTTTATTTGTTTCGGTTAATATATTCCGCTATAATGTAGTGAGTATGCGCAAGTTAGCGGCAACCCTAAACGACATCATCCTCCACTTTAAATTGGCAACCAATTGACGGATAGAAATGGTTTATATCAATAGGATAAAAACTATTATCATCTTTTAAAGGAACTGCACAAAATCCACCTTCAATAAATTTTAATTTCATTCTACTTGGATTATATGAAGGAGCGTTTATTGTTTGATTTTCATAAACCTTCTTGCCTTCTATATCTATTAATCCAGTCCATTGTCCAATACTTTCTGGTTTTACAAAATGATAAGTATTACTACTTGCATCGTCAAAGGGCTTCCAATAAATGCGATGCTCTCCTTTTGGGTCTTTTACATAGTAACCATAAATCCATTCGTTGTTGTTAATACTTTGGCCTCTAAATTCTATTTCTCTATACATTTTTATTTATTTTAAATTGTTAATAATAATTCCGAAAGAAGGGCAGCCGATAACAGCGGCTTAGCGTCAGTTTTTTGAAGAAAAAAACCGAACGCCAAGCCGCAAAACGTTAGCGGTAATCATAAAACCGACATTCCACACATCTATCTTCTGGTAATTCTGGCATTATTTCTCTTTTCATTTTATCACAATATAAAATAGGGTCTAATGGCTCATCAATTCCATTGCCAGAATTAACCATTTTTGGTATTGCGCAATTGTCGCAAATGCCAGCCGATAACGGCATATTTGTAATGGGCTGAGTTTCGTTTTTATCGGTCATTGCGGTTTATTTAAAGAGACCCCGTGCCAACCTTTGGCATTAGCTTGTAAATCGACACTAAAGACAAATGATGACTTTCCTGTTTCTAGTAAACCAAAAGTATCATCAAAAAACTGCATCAAATCTTTTGACGAAAAACGCAAGCTGTGCGAGTCTTTGCGACTTAATTTGAAAGCATCATCTTCATCATCTTTTAGAACATAAGCTGTCTTTGCTCCCCGATTAAATACAAACATTAAACCATCGTTATCATCAACACTTAAAGCCTTTGCGACAATATCACTGACGACAAATCGACCGTTTTTTATTTCCATCCTTATTACTGGTTTTTTAATTGTTCTCAATTGTGAATGGGAACTTCTTTTTACAAATATTATATCTTCCATTTTTATAAATTTATTAATTAGTGAATTAGTGAATTAGTGAATAAGCACGAAGGCGTATAGGCTGGTTTGTTGATTTAATTCATTTAATTGCAAATTGATACCTCCCCGGTCTTGCCCCAATGAAAGATAATCTCACTGCCGCCCATCTCATCGATCCATTGGTCAGGGATAGGGCACGACCATGTGAACACATTGGGGAGCTGAGTGAATGCAGTAAGGCAGGTATGAACCCAATTCCTGATAGCTGTGTCGTGATCCATCCAGTCACGTATGGTGGCGTTAATGGATAGCTTGGCAATACCCAGGTTAGCGAGCTTCCATGATAGTGGAGTAATTGGTTGGAAGGTGAAAGAAATGGGGGAGCTATCTACATTTGATGTTGTGCGCTCCCCCCCGTCATCTGGCTGTTGTATTGTCGGTTGGCTTATTGGATTAACCAGCACAGGTGCAACCTGTACGGGTTTGTTTCCGGCCTTAGTGATTAGTTTTGACATTGCCCTACCTGATTAGGTAGATCCTTGGAGTGGCTGATGCAAATATATGGTTTAATCTGATATGTTTTTCTTAATTGCTTCTTTTAATTTCAAATAAGTATCAAGGCGTGGGAGATGGTTTCCATTGAACATCCTGCTGATGTTAGCCCTGCCAATGCCTGTGCGGTCAGATATGGTCTGGTCTGATAGTCCTTGTTCTATCTGTTCGATCCTAAGCCAGGCCATTAGGGCTAAGGCTTCTTTTCTGTGGTTTATTGTGTTCATGATTTATTTGTTGTGGTGGGTGCCTTTGGTTGCGCCCCAAATTCGCGATAATAGACCTTGCCGTCTTTTTTGTTTTTCAGGTTGACGGAGTACTTACCGTGCGAACATACAACATCGGTATCTTCATCCGTATCTTCATCCGTATCTGATGCGCGATCAAAGCACAACCGCCTATTGCAGTCACAGGAATAGTTATTATCCTCCCATTTAAAGACAGATGGGGTGATATCACCATTCCTTAGAAGCTCATCAGTTTTATATTCTCTTATTTCGCCCGTATCATTTTTTCTTATTTCTGCCACACAGGAGACCCAGATATACCCATCTATTTTATATCGTGGTTTTTGTACTTGTATCCAGTGCATATTATCTGATTTGGTTTGCTGTGGTGGGTGCCTTTGGTTATGTGCTATTTTTTTTCTTCACCACGCTATAAAAACTCTTATTAAAGTCAGATATGGCAAGAATAAGTGTGTCTCCAAAGCCAGCAACTCCATCTTGTAAGTTCTCTCCATATAAGACATAATGTTGGTTGCCATCTATTCCAACTTTAGGTTTAAGTAGGGAAAATAAGTTCATCTCTTCTGTCTGAACCAACGTGTTCATTTTAGATTGATGTTCATAATCAAGATGGTGTTGCTCCCTGCTTAATTTTTCTTTCCAGTAAGTATCTTCGGTCATATATAAGTTATTTAATTATTTAGTTTCAAAAAGCCCCGATCCGTTCGGGGCCAACGCCGCAGGAACTTGCGGAAACCTACGGATTTGAATATTTGCGCATCAGCGTGACATACATTGCACACTTGCGTATCCTATCGGGTGCAGCCAAAAGAATAGAAAGAGCATCTTTTTTGCTTTGGTTCAGCATAAGCCCTTCCACACATAACATATTTGGTGATGTGCTTGCCAGCAGGAGCCTGTCGGATACGTTTTCTGGGACTTGTTGGGTGTCCCCACCCATGTAAGTTATCGTTTTCATAATTGCAAGTTTTTTTTTGGTTAAGACCGGATCGCTCCGGTTTCGGGCATTAGCCACTCTTCAGCTAACCTGATCACCGATCATGTCGGCTATCTTTTCGGCTGCCTGTTCTTGCATATCAGGCAATAAATGACCAAGCACTTTAATAAGTAGCTCATATGACTCACCGGGTGTCTCGCAGTCTTGGTTATCATCCCATGCTTGGGAATCGGTCGTATGCTTCTTAACTCTTACTTTTTTGTTTTCAAATGTGAAATCTCCGTTCAGGTAGTACTGGCCGTAGCCGCTACCTCTGGACATGTAAAGGTTCTCCACTGTGATACCTCCCATTACTAATTCAAATGTTTTCATGATTGCAAGTTTTTGTTTACCCTGACCACCGAGTAGGCGTTTTAATATTAACCGTATATATTCACTCCTTCGCTGTTTCTTTCGTGGGGCAGTCCCATACTAACAGCGTGTCTGATGATATCATTAGCTACCTCTTTTGAACACTTGAAGCATAGCCGTTGAAGACCATCACCCAAGAACTCATGAGATACTTCAGCAACATTAGCTATTTCGTTTGTAAAGTTTTGTAATGCTTTCATGATTGCAAGTTTTTCTTTCGCCCTGACCACCGGGCCGGTGTTGTTTGGTTATCTATTTCTCATTATTCTTACGCTACAGGCGTGGTTATAATCACTCAAATTATCATACACAACACCATCCACAATTAAGTTGCCTTTTGATGGGTTGGCTAATGCTTCGGCTCTTTTATCAAAACCCTTTGCTATCCTTTTTATGTTTTTTGCGCTGTTTTTTTGACCTTTCATAATTATTGCAATGATGGCCTTATCTGATAATTTGCATCCTTTGGCTTTTATATCTTCTACTTTGTTATTTATTTCTTGATTTGTCATGATTTTGTTTTTGTTGTTATTAATAATGTAAAGATAGTATCTTTTTTGACACATGTATCATCTTTGATATACTTTAACATATTAAATTTTATACCAATTTTCAATTAAAATTGAAAAGATTGAAAATCAGTGATGGGTCTCACATTTAGGTGCAGGGGTTAGCAAGGGGTTAGTAAGGGGTTAGTAAGGGGTTAGTAAGGGGTTAGTAAGGGGTTAGTAAGGGGTTAGTATCCTACCTGGATGGGGCTTTTTTCACCCATTTCCTATGCTTCCACCGGGTATATATTTATATTTTAAACTACTACTACTCAGGTACAGAGGTAGGAGACCATGGAAAAACGTGTTTTTTAGCCCCAATATTTTTTTATTGCAGTTTTTTGGCTGGGGACTTAAGAATAGCTCTGGGGACTTAAGAATACCCTTTGGGGACTCAACTGGGGACCTATGATTTTGGGCTAAATGCCTATATATCAGTATTTTAACCCTCTGGGGCACTATCGGCACCCTTTTTTGTGGTCTTGAACTTTTTTTTTATTTAATTTTTGAAAATAATTTCAGAGCAAAACATAAAAATAGAGTGGAGATAATGCCCCACTCTATATAAATGTATGAATTTTAAACAGTTAACTTGCTTTATCTAAAGCTTTGATGTAGCCCCACTTAGTGCCCCACTTGGCTAAAATGGTGTGCCTTCTGCGAAATCAGGCACTACTAGCCCTGCCTTGGTAAATATAATGTATTTCTGATCTCTATCCCCAACATTACGAGATTTATTTCTAACCTCACCAACCACGTACCCATTCACCTCAGCGTAGAATTTCATGGCAAAGTCAAACTTACGGCTCGAGTAAGCCTTTCGCTCCAGCTCAGAATCATCGAGGAACTCATCATACAGTCCTTTTTTGGGCACCCACTTGCCGGCATTAGCGGTAATCCATTCGGAAATGAAATCATAAAAGTCTTCACCACACTTTAGCTTTATGGTCTTTGCCTTCATATTTTCGGTTGTTGCAAACCTCATCACCCCATTGTCCAGATATGTTTGGATGCATACAAATAGCAGCAAGTAGAACAGCATCCAGTCCCGGCGTGTCCATTCCGGACCCCAGAACATACCTCCTAGCTCATCCTCTGGCCTAACTACCTGGTTGTAGTATTTGGCAAACAGTAGCTTACGGAGCCTCCTTGCCGCGTGTGCGTTCGTCTCATCTACATCGTAGTTAGTTGATGCTACTACCTTAGGCGATAGCTCATAGGGCACCATGAAGGCATCTTTGTTCTTCTTCTCTATCGGCAATCCTTCGCTGACCACATTATAAATTAGCTCGAAATCAAAGTTGCGGTTCAGATCTGACAAGTAAAGGATATCATCACCCAATTTATACCTTTGGAATGCAAAACTATCCGTTGCCTTCCAGAGCTTGGCAGGAAATAGACATACGGACCTAAGAGGAATCAGGCATTTGATAAACAAGTCCTTACCGGCTCCGCCTCCTTCCCTCGATGTTGCGGTGTCTTCAGCCAACACATATGCATATGGCCTGCCTGGATCCTTGTAATTAGAGAGCAGATAGCCGGCTCCGGTCAAGAACGACATTAGGTTATTGTACTTGTCCGGATAATTAACCATCAGTCCGTCCGGTCCTTCAATGGGTAGGTTCTCGATGTCTGGGTTAATTCCTGCTATCCTTTTGAAGAATCGGTAAACCGGTGTTTGGTTTAGGTCAAGTTCCTTTTCGATACCTACTAACTCTATATCATCGTCCTTGATTTGGTTTGTCCAAAGCAGCATATTTTTTGGCAGCTCTTGGTACTCCATTATCCGGATATCGTCCTTGGTAATATGTACTATCCCGTTTTTAAAAGGCAGATACGATGCTGTTGATGTATCCCTCAAAAATGATATGTCAGCTATGGACACCCTTTCTAGCCATTCAATTATTCGCTCCCATCCGGTGAAATCAACGAGTGCCACCATTAGCTCATGGCCGCTGACCTTATAATCATCTATGTTATCAGTCACCCATTTACCCACCCACTTCTTAAGTTTGTCAACCGGCACCTCTTCGATGATATGGCTGTCGGTGTCTATGTGTACTAATCGGTAGGCCATGGATGCGCTTTCCTGCACGAATAGCCAGAAACCCTGTGCCTGCAGGAATTTAACTATTTCACTCCCAACTATCGCTAATCCTTTCCCCCTTTTTACCCAGAAAAGCCCCTTGGCTTGCGCTGCCCTCTCTGCCCCTGCCCGTATTATTGGCGCTAGTGCCTCATTCGTTTTTTTTTCTCGCTCCTCCTTTGGTAAGTCTTTGATGTCTGGGTAAGCCGTAAAGTATTCAGGGGTTAAAATTCTAAAAATATCAAAAGGATCTATCTGTTTGTCCGAAAGTGTGGTGGCATGGTGTATTAACTCCTCTTCTTTTTCAGAGAATGGCTGACCGTAGCCTGCAGCGCGTATCTGCCTGGTGGCTTCTGCAAAGTCACCGGCGCACTTCAGCACCGCGTAAATGGCAAATGGGGTGTATGCTTTTTCGCTTTCAAATTCTGTGGAGGTAGAGAAAATATAAAGGAGGCGTTTTTCGTGGTTCCAATTGGCTTTGTTTTTATTGTCGGAGCCCGCTTTCGAAAGATATGTCCTACCATCTTTATCACCTGTCTCCACCCATCCGGCATCTGTCATTACCTCCATCCATGGTTCTGATGTGTCCTGGTTGTATGCGTCCCACGGAGTGAGCTTGTAATTGCTCGCCTGCACATTAGATACCTTCTGCCTTTCGGTTACAAATACCTGGTTATATTTCCGGCATATGTCTAATATGTCTGTGCGCTGATCAGTTGTGATGGTGGCTATTGCCGCTAAAGATGCGCTATCAGGTAATGTGTATCCAGCTGATGGTGGTGCGATGACATAGCCTCCTTCGCCCCTTGTTTCAATAATTACTACTGCTTTGCCTTCTTTGTTTTTTACGCTGGCCAGCTTCTGATTTCCTTCAATTACTTCGCACCTGTAGTACAGATGCACACCGCCTGACTTAGTGGTTACCACGACCAACGGCATTGAGTTATTAAAATATTCAAGGAGGTCATTCCACAGCAAGTCCCACAGTGTGCCGGTGGTGTCATTCTTTAAGTCCACATCTATCACCTCAAGAGATCCGGAGACGGCTCCGCATATCACAGCTATCTGGTCCGCTTTTGGGGACCTGAACATATTTTCAATGTCAGATAGGGTAGGGGCTGCCTGCTGGTATTGTGACCATGATCCTATCACCGGTCTCTTGTTGGAACAGGGGATAACAGATAGGCCGGCTGCCAGGTAATCTTTTGCTGATGCGTATAGGGAGGACATGGGAGGTTATTTGTTTTGCATTTTTTCTATTACTTTAAATATCTCAAAAGCGAGATGGGGCACTATTGCGTTTCCTCCTGCTTTGATTGATTCGTTGCGCCACTTTGGAAAGGTAATTCCGTCCAATTCGGAGGAAACCCCATCATTTCTAGAACGAACTGGGGATTGAGTTGGGAACATTTCCCAGTTTGGTGGAATGCATCCGGCAAGCTGTTTGTTTCTGTTCTTCCTGATTCCTTTAGTGATTCCGTTGTCCTTGCACCCTTGTAGTCCCTTGTTCTCGGCGTTGGTAGCATTCCCATCGCTGCCTGATCGTTTAGGTCTATCGTCCAGCCTTGTTTTATTTTCCGTTGTATCCGTGTTCCGGCTTCGTTGCTCCCATTCTTTTCGTCCCGTGCTTGCGGCGTTGGTAGGAGCGAGTAATTGATCTGAACCGATCTTCTGTTCGTGCAAACCTTCAATCCTTGCGTTTGAACGGTGGGCAACAATCCAGACCCGATCTCTTCGGTGGGGAGCGTTGACGGCGCAAGCTGGAAGTATAACCGGTTGGACTTCGTACCCTTCACTTTCCAAGTCAGCGCACACCTCCTCGAATACCAATCCCCCGTTCCAACTAATAAGGCCAGAAACGTTTTCCCCCACGATCCAGGTCGGCCGGCACTCTCTAATACATCTAAGCATTTCCGGCCAGAGATGTCTCTCATCCTCTTTGCCCTTTCGTTTTCCAGCAACCGAATAGGGTTGACAAGGGAATCCACCTGTGAGGATGTCGACTTGTCCTCTGTGAATAGTGAAGTCTGTTTTTGTGATATCGTCATAACTTATAGCTTTTGGCCAGTAATATTTTAATACACTTTGTCCGAACTTATTCCACTCACAATGAAAGATGTTTTCCCATCCCATCCATTCAGCAGCGATATCGAAACCTCCAATTCCAGAAAATAGTGAACCGTGATTCATCTTATCCACCGATTACATTTCTTTCTTAATCTGTTCACCACTTCTATCTTATCTTCCAGTGAGTGGATCAGCACGTCCGACCTATCTATTTCTTCAAATGCTTTCTCTAGTAGTTTACCAACACTGATATCTATGCGTGTCTCAGCAACAGCGGTAACAGCATCTGTTCCGTAGAAAATAGCGGCAAAAAGGATGTCGAAATGGACTGCCTCACCATCTTCATCTGTTGACATTAAAAAGCATTTCGGGTACTTACTTACAGATTGGCGTTTAATTGTGTTGGACATATATTTTTTTTATTAAAATCTTTCAATATCATTCTTTCCTACCTTGACTAATTCAAGGTCTCTTTTTTGCTCTTTCCAGAAATCACCCCATTCGTCAAACCATTTTAATGCCGCCTCTTTGGTTTCAAATATTCCTGTCCACTCTTTATTTTTTCCGTGTACGCCTTTTAAGACATACTTATATCTGTTCTTTTTCATATCGGTTTTTCGGCTTCGGGTCTAACGATTCCTTTTAAATCCTCTTTGCCTTCTCCTTTATAAATTCCATAAAGAATAAATGTGATTGTCACAGATGCCTTGTCCTCTCCTTGTTTTATTTCTGGTTGTACATGTTCAATCAGAAAAGTGGTGTACCCATCTTTTGCGCCATCGGGTAGATCAATTACTTGCCCAATCTGATATTGAGAATACTTTTTTGCATACTCTGTATTAAGCGATTGTATACGCTTTGCCGCTTTCTCCTGATACTTTTTCAGGTAGTTGACCGTGTGCATTGTTTCGTTCACAAACCGCTCTGGAGTGAGTGGCAATGTAGCTGGGTGCTTAATCGTTTTTAATCCACCCTTTGGCTTACGTCCTTTTATCATATGGTTATCAGTGTTTTTTATATATATTTTGGTAAAAAAAATTGTTACATTTTAAAAATCCGGGGGCTGTGGGTGTTAAGCACAATCATGGAAGACTTCGCCCCCGGATGACCTAAGATCAATATGAAAAAAGTAGTTATACCGCCTGCACTTTTGCAGGACTTAAAGTTTGGGCTTATAAAAAAGTATACAAGCCTGTAATTTTTTTAATGTCATCTACCGATGTGGCAACGATTGTTGTGAAGCCTTGCTGCTTCAATTCATTATGCCTGTGCTCCTGTAGTGGTGTCGGCTTCTGTCCTGGCATCTTCACTTCTACAAAGACACATACCCCACTTTTAAGACACCATAAATCAGGGTAACCAGACATGCTAACGGCTACTGGCCGCAACACCAACCACCCCATGATCTCCAATTCTTTTTTGATCTTTGCCTGTATTTTGCTTTCTAACATTTTGGCTATAATATGAGTATGTGAAATTCTTTTTGTTTGAAACCGCTTTGTAAATTTTAGCTTCTATTCCTGATTTGCTAAATATCCAGTAAAGCGGTGCCGATCCTTTACGTTCTTTTGATTGTATGCGCGCCCTTGCTTGGAAGTAAGACGTGGCTGAGAAATCTATGTTATACATCACTAACGCATCTGCGCTGCTTAGATTAACACCCTCCCTTGCTGACTGCACCTGTCCCAAAAATGTTAGGTCAGTTCGTGAATTAAATTCTTCCGGTGACTCCGTATGACTTGGGAAGAATTGTTTTAATAATGTCAATTCGGCTTTGAATCTGTAAAAGATTGCGATCTTTTTGCCAAAGAAATACTCACGGATATATTGCGCCTTTGTCCAGTCAATGATTGCGCCTGTCTTTTCGTCATCAAATATCAATGTGCCGCTAGAGACCTGAGCCATTTTATTAATCAAGTCTGCGCCACTATTTACGGTGCATACTATTTCACGCCCTGATGACTGGACTTTGCTTTTGTAAATCCTGTCATTTTCAATCGTTTTTAAAATCCGTAATGTTTCGGGCATCATGTCAACGCTTAAAAAAATCTCCTCAACTGGTGCCTCAAATCCTGCCTCCTCCTGCGTGAACATTATGAAGAGGTGTTTTATATCCTTCCATATAACATCCCCATTCGCCTTTGAATAATCATCCACCTCTAGCCCAGCCCTTATTTTCTTTTTAATAATAGCTACATATCCGGATTTCGCCCATCTGTAGAAACCATATTTAAACCCCCATTTCTTATCTTGTAAAAAATAATTATAGGGACCAAATGACGATATTGCTAATTCGTGAAAAAGCTGGCTGTATGATTCTGGTGAGAAAGTGCCTGATAAAAATATACATGGCTTGCCTGCGCATATTTTTCTGGCCTTAATCATTCTGCCAGATGGCTTTGGGAATGCCCCAAAGTTTTGAATTTCATCAATAATAATAAGATCGTAATCTGATGGATTTATTCTGTCCATCTGCTCGTAATTAATTATGGCAATATTATAGGACGGCAACAGTGCTACATAATCACCTTCTATTGATTTGATTGCTTTTAATTTTGTCATTACCAGCACACTTTTTGCACCGTACAAATCAGCGGCATGCAAGGCTGTTAATGTCTTACCCGTCCTTACTTCCATTGCGAGGCATGCCAGTTTATATTCAGTTAGCTTTTGCGCTGCCTTTTTGGCTATGTCTAACTGGTAATCTCTTAACTCAATCATTTTTGTCTTTTAAAAAGAGCCGCTACTAATGGCTTCACGGCTCGAACCTGAACAGAATGAATCTTATTTTTCCTTTTTGTCAAACCAATGGCCGAACAGTGCTAATGCTCCGATGAGCATGATCAGGTCGGTGATCATAATTCTTCTGCTCTTTTTCTGATTAAATAAATAGCCTCAAGGATCATATCAAGTGCTATTTTAAGGGCTGCATTAGCTTCCTTTGTTTTCAATGACGGGACCATTATATTCTCATGCTTCGCGGCAAACTCAAGGAGCCTCGCCTTGTCATAGGTTGCTGATTTCTTTGATTCTTCTAAAGCTTCCATTGATTTTTGTTTTTGAATATGATTTAAATATTATTCGCCCGATCCACCTACCCATCCGGGCATATCTAATTCAATCATCCCCCCATCGTCTGCTAACTCCTCCCATCCGGGAAATGAATTTGATTTGATACATTGGATAGCCTCTTGATGTGCATCATTGAACATGCCGCGTCCAATGGCTATATCGTCTTTGTTCCAAATAAAAACCCCTACATTGAAGGGCTCAACGGTCTGGAATATTACAGATATGGTATTGTTGAATGTGTATTCTGAGACATGCGAGGCTATGTCCTGATATGCAGCCTCTTTGATGTTGTACCCCAGCTGAACGCACTGGTTCACAAACTGCCGTATCGTTTTTGCAGACGTTGTCTTTACAGAGACTATAGCATTCACTCCGATTTGGTTTTCAAAAAGCAGTCCGTCCGGACGTATGCGCATCGGTAAACCATTATACTCATTAGCATACATGGACACCTCCTTAATTGCTTTTTCCAGAATGTAGTACCATGCGCCGCCCATGTAATCCATCCACCTTTCTTTCAGCACTTTAATTATCAGCGCATCTTTTGCGGTGATACATGCTTTGCCAGATTCAACTTTCAGTTTGTCTATGTAGTTCTTTTTTTGGTCCAGCTTAATATCTGCGCCTATGTTATATCCTGGCACTCTGGCTGTCTGCATCTCCCAAAATTCAATAAGCGTATCGCATCCATCATGACTAGCCCTTGATGCTTCCGGCTCTACCACTACCATGTCCCACTGCTCCGGCTCTAATATTGCTAGGTGTAGGAACGTACCAAGGTCAAAGTGAGACCTTTCTTTATACTGCTCCAGTTCTTTTTTAACGCCCTCTGAAATATCCCATTGAAAATCTAATGGCGTACCTAGCGCTAGTTTTGCAAACGACCCCGTGGAATAGAATTCTTTATTTGTTAGGTACATTTCAAAACTGTCCCGTATGGTCACCCCTTCGTCTGTAATGACTTTCATCTTAGGCGCATCTGGTATATTTCCGCTGTGCAGTTTTAATGCCCTTATAATCAGATTCCGATCTGTGGCTAACGCTTCGTTAACCGGTGCTTTTTCAAGCAGATCAAAATCTGCATCTGTTGGTTCAAATGTTGTTGCTTCCATGATTATGTTTGCTTTTTAGTGATTACAATGATTGTCGAGTCAATGCCCTCCTCTAGTGACACATCAAACCGGCCAGCCACGCCCAAGCATTTTCCTTGGTATTCCGGATAATTACCAGCCCATCCCTTTGCTACTTGCATAGCCAAAGGGTCGCCAAATACCATATCTGACACCTTAGCAAGTGCTTCCCAAGCCCCATTAAAAGAAATTAATTCAGGCCGAAACGAATGATCTGGAAAAAGCTCTCTTAGTGCGTCCTCAGCACCGGGATACTTGGCAAGGGTTTCATCAATTCTGCTTTTGTTGATCTGTCGGCTTACCAATTCGAGGTGGTCGGGGCTCATCCAATAATACGTTGAATCTGGCCCAACCATTCTATGTGATAGGCATCCCACTTTAATTTCAGTGAGCCTTGCTTTATGTCCAATAGGTATCCAACAGTTTGCTATTGTTACCCGTACCATGTCACCAACTTTAAATTTTGCTTCCATGATTATGTTTATTTTTTAGTGATTACAACGATGGTGCAGTCAATGCCTTTTTTTAGCGATACTTCGTACATGTCGCACACGCCAAAACACTTGCCTATGTATTCTGGAAAATCATCAGCCCATGCATTAGTCACCTGCATAGCACAATCATCACCAAATACTTTATTAGATAAAAAAGAAAGTTCTGCTCTCGACCCGGCAAAAGAGATTAATTCAGGCAGAAAAGAATGATCGGGAAAAAGCTCTTTGAGCGCATCCCTAGCACCCGGATACTTTGCGGCCATTTCATTAATGCTGCTTTTGTCGATTGGTTGGATTACCAATTCGAGATGGTCTGGGTTCATCCATAAATTCCCATTAAATGGCGTAGCCATTCTAGGCCGATTGTTTCTGCAATCAATTTCAGTGATCCTTCCCTCTTGACCAACATGTATCCACATGTTTTCTTTAACGACCCTTACGGTATCGCCTATTTTAAATGTTGCTTCCATGATTATGTGTTTTGAAAATGATTTTAAAAAGTGGGGCAGGCATCTCAGTTCCTGCCCCTAAAAAAACAGGGAGGCGTTAGCCTTTAACTGCAATCAGTAATGGCTTGATAGTCCAGTCATCGCTTTTGAAAGCGTTATTAACATTCTTTTTCTTGCCCAGATAGGTAATCCTCACAGGTGTGCCGCGTGCTATCCTGCTACTCTCGATTGCCCCTACCAGCCTTTTTGAGGCGTTCCGTATCGTCTTAATGCCATCCGCTGTTTTTTCATAAAAGAAAGCTGTACGGAGCATCTTCACTTCACCTGAATCATTGTCTACTAACTCAGCCTCTTCGATGGTTGAAAAGAAAAGGTTTTTCACCTCTCCCTCTTTTTCAGGAGTCCAGTATGTGGACATCAGATCAATCGGTAACTCCTGCGCTGATCCAAGATCTGGGAGGTCTGCCGCTGTGTCCAGATCCACCGTTGTGAATCGCTCTACTTTGTCAGATGCTTTTGCAATTTGTGTTCCGTGCCCATTAGTTGGCACTACCGCTTTTTCATCAGGTACGGTTGCCTGCTCATTTTTGTTTGCCATGATTGTGTTTATTTAAATTGTTAGAAAAATAATTTTTTAAGGAGCCGGGACACTTTTACCCCGGCGTTCCTTTTTAATTGTAGCCACTCCAATGGTCTACAGTTATTCTTGCTCCACTGGTGGGTGGTAGTGCCTTGACATATAGGTGTCAAGTGCATCAATTGAAAATAGTAGTGGTGATTTGCTGCCTCTGGTTCCGTCCTTATGAAAGCCAATGAGGTCTTTTAACCTGCCCCTCAGATGGGCCGGTGATTTCTTAATGTACTTGGCTGCCTCTCCAACGGTCAGCCACTTATCATGGCCTGCCTCTATGCGTTTTTTTATTCCGGATATGAAGACATTATTTTCCTTTATCAGATCCATGTCCTCCGCTGGCACCTCGTATACTTGCCTCATACAGTCGATGTTTTGGAGGGCTTCGGGCTTGTCCATATGTAGCCATCGCTGACCAGATCTTGACTCACCAGATAAAGTGCTATTGTCTCTTTGTCGACATGCTCCATCATGTACTCAGCATAGGATAGGTAGAAGGTAGTCGGGTCCTCAAATTCGCCCAAGTCGATTTGCATCTTTTCATTCTCCTGCAGCCACTCCTGAAAATCATTGTGTTCAATGATGATCACATCAGTTGATGTAATCACCCCGCCTGTCTGGTAGCCGGATATTTCAAGGATCACTATGATCTTGTCAATCGTTGTTTCGAAGCTAAGACCTACCACCCGGTCCTTTATCTGCCCAGTGACTTTCTTGTAGGTGGTCTCAATGGGCTTCAGCGTGTGTGCTAATTTTTCAAAAATGTCTTCCATGATTTTGATTTTGAGATGAGAGATATTATTATTATTATACCAAAGGCTTATATTCGTCCGCTATTTTCAAAGCTGCCTGTTTTAGCTTTCCCAAAAAAACCGGATCTCTTACCATGCCTGCAAAAGCTTTTGTAATCTTAGACGGGTCACATCCCAATATCTGGGAAAGCCTCCACTTGCCACCGCGTGGCAATGACCCCTCTATTTTTGCCAAGTCCTTGTTGTTCATTGTAATTTTGTTGTTGTTGCTGCAAATATAGCATATATACGGATGGTGTGCATGTATTGTAAACATTTAAGAAAACTTTAACGTTTCAGGTAATTATAATCAAATTGGCGCATAATGGCTAGTTATAACCTATTTTTGCTATATGAAAAAACTACTCTTACTGCCCCTTCTCTTTTTGGCAATGACGCTGATCAGCCAAAAGAATGATTTTAAAATTGAGATTGATGTGGACGAAATGACCGGAGACACCACCATCGGCACCTCTGTTTTTAGGTTTTCCACAAAAATAAACAGTACTGTAGGATTAGACATTCGTCTGGCAACGGCTCAGGGTATCACCTATCTATGCGCTATATTTTACACAGACCGGCTACTCTCCATCGACACAGAGGACAAACTCATGATCAAGCTGGCAAATGGTGAGATTATAACAGGGCAGTCATTGACCAGAAAAATTAGTCAATACGAATCATCAGCCGGGTTATACAGCACTGTTATTATATATGATATGCCTCCTGATTCTTACCAGCTACTAGCCACTAATGAGATAGTGATGATCCGTGCAGAATCATCAAAGGTAAATTTAGATATCTATCCGGGTTCAAAGAAATCTCCATCGGTATGCATGGCTAACTTTTCCCAGTATTACAGTGCTGTAATTATAGACTAAAAAAGGCCGCTGGCTCTTAATCCAACGGCCAAAACCAGTACCTATGAAAAACCCGGTCTCTTAAACCATGTACTCTGACACGGTTATTTTATTGTTACAGATAAAGCAATCGGTAGCCGTTGCCGGTACATTTTGCGCCAACCATGGCATGCGCTGACCAAGCAGCGTATTAACACGATCCCTGTGAAGTGCTACCTCCTCCCTCGTTACCTGCGTATATCTGTTAGGGCCAGGCTCCTTTAGAATGATCCCTGCTAGTGCCCTTATTCCAAAAAGCATAATACACTCAGCCATTACTCTAGCCCATGCGTCATTATCGTAGTCCCAATTTTGACACATCCATGTGTGCCCACAGCTTACTCCTAAATTAACGCGTAACCCATACGAGTAGGTGGCCTGTGTTGTCAATTCGCTGATGGTCACCAGATCTATACCTGTGACGCCACCGATGGCAAAGTAATTCTGCCATAGGTCTTTACCCCCGCACGTTGCACATCTCACTGTATTATTTCTTGGCGTACCAACGCCGGGTTGATATAGCAACCACAGATCACGCTCCTGAGAGTAATCGTCCATGAAATCATAGAGGTACTCCGTAGACAGCGTTGTCTTCCCTTTGTTATTCGAAATTACCACGTTGACGGTAGTCAGCGGAGTTCCTGATTCGAGAGCTGCTAAATCATAAAGACCAACGGCAATGGTGTCACCGTTGCGCCCTTGAATGTATAACTCAATTTCAAAGACCTTGGCCATGGTGCCCCTAAAAACATAGGGACATATCCGGATACCAGCATACGTGCTGGTCGTTGTCAGATTAAAGCTATGGGTGGCCTTCCCTATCCATCCGTTGAACGGCTCTATTTTCTTCTTATATGGACCTGCTAAAAGGTTAGCCCCAAAATCGGTAATGAATTGAGTGATACCGGCAGCCCGTGCCCGGTCAAGCACATTCCAAAGGTTGCTCTCCCCACACTCTTGCATTGACTGAGGTATCTTGAGGGGAAAACCATATTCAGGATCATCGATATAATAGCCTGATGATGATGCGGCATAGTCTTCAGGCCGTGAGGTTGCGAAGCATTCACAGTCATTGGCCGACAGCCCTACTATTCCGGAAAGACACGTACTAACTGACATCGATAGATTTTAAAATTTTGTACAGATTATTTCCTGGGCACGCTGTCTGCCCTTTATCTCTATGGCCAAAAATAGGCAGCTGCCCAACTACTCCACGGACGGCACCGATCAGCCATTTAAGGCTCTCGATCTGCGCCTCTACAGGCTGCTGGATATCAAAGTTACCGATCAGGCATATCCCTAATGTCTTTGTATTTTGATTAGCCACATTGTAGCTAACTGTGTCCATGTCGTTTGTCTGGAAAATCTTACCTGTGTTGTCAATTATGAAATGGTAACCAATGCCGGGCCACTTATTGCCGTTCACGTGGTACCGTGCGATTGATTCAGGTGTGCCATTATCGGCAGAGTGGTGTACCACTATCTGCTTGATCGATACCAGTGATCGTTTGCCATATGCCTTTGGGCCTACGGGCAAAGTCCCCTGTAAATGGGTGACCCGTGGGTCTGTTAATGTTGTCGGAGGCGTTGTTGCTACCATGGTCTTTTTTATTTCTTGCTTTGTTTTTGAAAAAGCTTCTGATAATGCAGCCAGATCATCGGCCACAATATCAATGTGTTCACCGTCATAGGTTGGATACATTATTGCAGTCTTGTCCGATGCGTGGCCTATGTCGAACATATGCCCAAGCTCGTGCATAGCGACCTGCCATAATTGCACGTACAGAACATAATCATTACCTACTTTTTCAAACTTATGAATGTCGCTCCATTGCTCCCCTTCATCGAAGTACAGGTCAAATGAGTTGTGCAATCTATGAGCCAGCACACCCATTGCCCCGTCAAACGGAAATGCATTACTGATAACCTTTGCCGATCCGTCCGATATAGTTACCGATTGGCTTGTTGCTCCCGGCTCCAAGAAATATAAACGGATCTGAGCCTGATGCCAGTCATCTGTTGATTTTAATTCAATGACCCTGCCAACCGGATCTATCAAATCAAAAGCCGCTTGCCATTTAATAAAACAAGTCTGAAAGGCAAACAGCACCTTGTACTTGTCCATCTTAGCTGTTAGGTTAGCCACATGCCAATAGATCACGCCGTTGGCATCAGGTTTTATCTTCAGCCAATTGAGCATCTTATATGCTGCCGCTTCATCGCTGAATGCGTTATGTGTCTCTGTGCATCCCACTATACGGCGAAGCTCTGGCATTATGCAAATGCGTTAATTATTACAACAACAATTACGCACAATGATAGTATGGCTATATAGCTAATGGCTACCTGCGCCCATGTTGGTGCCCTAAAAAATCCTGCGTTCATCTGCGCTGGTGATGCGGTCAATCCAACAGGTGCTACTGTTACCCATCTTAGCACGTTGTTCAACGCTGATATCACAACCAATACACCAACATAGAATTGAGATGTGCTAATATCGCAAAGTATCTGGAAGCTCTCGCACAGCATGGAGAATATGCCACCATCTTTCGAGGCAAATTCCCAGACTGCCAGTATCAGCACGATGGTGTTTACAAGGATGGTCCTTATGCCGGACAACTTGGTATTGCCAAGTAACAGCCGGTTAATTAATTCCTGAATCATAGGTATTTATTTTACTGGTTAAAAGAAAAAAAGGACAGCAACTTTCATGGTTTGCTGCCCTTTTTATTATTCAAAAATCATGGCTTCTTTATTACTCTGCCAATTCATTGAACTGGAGAATACCGGTATCCGTCGCGCTACAAACCTGTGGTCCAAGTTGCAGACCTCCGCGGAATACAATTTCAAAAACCCGGTTCACATACCTTGTTCCACTGACCACTGCACAGGTCTCCTGTGTAGACATATCAAAGAAAACAGGCGTGAGAACACCGTTGTTATTGTAAACTAATCGAGGTGCGCGTTGCTTCCATACATACAGCGTTGATCCTTTGCTGAACTCTTGCGGTGCTGTGTTCTGGAATTGATTAGTAGACCAGAAAGCGTAAGATGAAGGATCAACCATAAATGTTGCATTCGCTCCTACGGTGGTATCAATGTTCTTGATATCGAAAATGATATCGAAAGGACCTGATTTCAAAACAGCATCAACCGATGGAGAACTTTGGCTGCGATAATCTGCAAGGAAATTCGCCACATACAGGTTTGATCCTGATATGATGAATGGGCTGTACAGATTAGACAGCTTAGCCATCACGGCCATCTCTGCCAGCAATGCTGGTGTCCATGCATCTGTCGGGATGTTGACGATGTTGCCTGTCTCTGTGTAGGTCAATGGGTCAGCTACTGGCTGCTCATTGGCTATCAGAAAAGCAATGCAGGCAAGATTCAATTTCTCTTCAATAGCTGCCATTTTGGAAGCCATGAGAAAAGCGATCTTGTCAGCAATGGTAAACAGATCTTTACAGTCCTCTTCTTTGACAGAAAAGGAATCAGCATATCCAAGGTTGTTGGCCAGTGTTAATGACTCAGATTCTGTCTCAGCACCTGTCAATGTGCATGAGGTGATAGGGTCAGTAATCAAATTGATTGCAGTATTCGTGCAGTCTTTTAAGAAAACAACCTTTGCCCCTCTACAATCCATGTGATCAAGAAGAACATCCAACTTGTCAAATCGTGCTGTCTGCCTTTCGGCCAGTGCCTGAATTGTCTGGATGTCTTTATTCAGCTCGGGAGTATGACGCTCACCGCTGAACATTTCATTAATTTTGATAAGAACATCGGGCAAAACCGATGCTGTAAAAGTTCCTGCTGCCATAAGGCTTTAATTTTTTAGATGGTTAATTATGTAATTACCCCATCCTCAACTAGCTTCTCGTAGTGAGCTTTAATTGCACGTTGCTTTGTGGTATCTTTTTCCGCTGTCAGTGCTGTATAGAAGTCCTCCGTTGATTTCATTTCAGGCATATCGGTGTTAGCCGTTTTCTGATCCTGATTTTTATTCGCCGGTGATTGCCTTCCATCTGCAACTGCTTGTGGAAAATACCTTTTTGCTTTCGCAACAAAATGATCCTCAAAAGTCAGTTCTTTTGTGCCTGCCTCATTCTCCTTTGGTCTGCCGTTGGCATCCAGGACAATGATTTTTCCATCAACTACTGATAACCGGGTCTGCTCATTCTCCAACTTTTCAAACAAGTTGGATAAATTCTCATCCTTTATATCTTCATTTTCTGGAAGCACAAATTTTAACTTACTTAAAAGTGACACACCTTGCTCTTTAGCAATGCGCATCGTTTCGGCCTTGGCGAATGACTGCACCTTTGAGCTTATCTCCACATCTTTATCTTCGATGAGTTTTTTTAATCGCTTAGTCTCGTTTATAAAGACCTCGCTATTTTTTACATCATCAGGATTCAATGTAGAATGTGCCTTTGCCGCAAGTAATGCAGCATCAACTATTTCCTCAATGGTGTTGCCTTCAACTCCAAGTTTAGCCTTAAGCTCTTTCTCCTTCGCTGTCAAGGATTCTTTTACTCCCCTGCCGTGACCTTCCAGCCTACTAGCAGTTTTGGCTTTGTAGAGACGCTCATCAACTTTCGTTTTGATGAATGTGTCTATTTCTTCCTGTGGTTTCAATTGTTCACCATCTTTAAGGGCATCGGTAATTTCCCCCGCCGTTGTTCCCAGCACAACCGCCAAAAGCTCCTCTGATATTTCTATCATATAATTATGTCAATGATTTACTTTTCAAATGCCAGCCCCGTTGACTTCTCCACTTTAGGAGCATCTTCAACCGGTGTGACTGGCTCAGGCTTAACAGGCCTTTCCTTTTTCAATGATGGTGGTGCATCTGCAAGTTTACCCTGTCCTAACACCCATCCACCTTTTGACAATTTCGTAATGCCCTCTTTGTTCATGAAATGAACTCCAGGGATAGCATCCCATGCCTCTTGGGTAAATGTCTTTACCGCTCTATCGCCGTATGCATCTACTCGTGAAACATGTTCTGCATGTACTACTGCACGACCCGATGGTCTGCGTCTTACTTTTTTAATTGGTTCTGCCATAAGTATTTTTATACCGTGGCACCAGCCACTTGTTTTGTTTGTATTGTCTCCTTAGCTCTCAATGGCTCAGGCGGTTGCACACCTACCATTAATGGAGCTGGTGGATCAAGTATGTCACGTGGAGGATCAAACATGTTGTCCCAGCCAAGTATGATGGTGCCCGTAAGCAGCGCGTTCTCACCACGAGAATGAACATTACCTGCATTGATCACCCGTGCAATTATGCCGGATGCTCCGCCGAAGACATCACCATCAATTGTTTTATACCAAAAACAGAGACGCTGCGATCCCTGCAATGCTCTTATGAGTGTGTAATTAGCAATCGGCTGATCTGTGAAATCGAAGTTAAGCGTGTGCTTTCTTTCGACATTCTTAATCTGATTCTTCGGAAGCGGCACAGTCAGCACCTCTGCCAGAGGCTTATCCCCAAATCCCACCAGTCGCTCGATGCCTGTTACAATAAAGTTTGCCGATACCGTATGACTTACTGGCAGCACAACGCCTTTCCACTTACTTGTCCCCGTATCGAATACCACATTAGTGATATATATCTCGTCAATCTCTCCCTCATGCGCTATATACGCATCAGGGCAATCGGAGAATACCGGGTCAGGAAAAACAGGTGGTGTACAGTCTGCACTAGGAAAGCCACTGGGGCCAACGTATGATTCAAAAGGATCTATCATGTTTGTCTCTTTTTCCAGAATCGTTAACCGATCAGAATGAATACAAAAATCAGCCAGTTTGAATAATGCAACGGTTACATAGTGTAACCTTTTGGACGTGTGCTAATTTTGGACGGCTAACCGAAAGCTACTCTGTAGAATCTTGGAAAAGTCTAAAGTTGGTAGTCTTGATGAAGTTGGTGAGGGTAATCTGCTCAATATACACACCGTACCGCTTCACCTCATTCCTTACTCTTTTGGTAATGGTGTTGGATAAACTTAGCGTGTCACGGCACTCATCGTATGAGTGGGTATTGATCTCGTTCATTATGTGCCCCTGAGTTATATCCACGATGGCATCAGTTGCATCATATATCTGTATTGTATGCGCGACCACATCGCTAAGGCTATATTTAACAACAGCTTTTGCGGTCACGTCTTGGCCGTCTTGTGTCACAAGTGTCTGTACTGGTGTCTCCATGGTAGTGGTTACTACTGAGTAGGTAATTGGCTCCTCCGCAAATGGTATTTTCCAATGCGCACCCGAAGCCCTCACCCTGTTTACTTTTCCAAATCTAAGAACTACCGACTTCTCCCAATCCTTAACGATAAAGAATGGGAGGAAGTCGTTAAGAAACTGGAAAATGAAATCAATAATTTTCTCTATGCCCATTCTTACAGTATCTTACCTTTATATATTCTTTTGTTCGAAACATTGAAAGCGTCTCCATCAATCTCAACGTCTGCCACTCCGTGGTTCCACTTATTAATCGGCATAAACGCTGGGTGCAATTCAGAAAGGCAGCCAACAGAAAATGTGGTAATCAAATCACCTTTTAATGTCGGTTCTGAATGCTCCGATGTCTGGTGATTATGTCCTTGCAATGCACATGTTTTCGCTCTAAGAAAAAGCCCTCGCGCTACATTGACGGGAGAAAATTGTGCTGATGCAAATTCATGCCCGTGTAAGATATCTAAAGCCCCTGCCTTTATTATTCTCTTTTCCTTTACAACATCAATTCCTTCAGCCCTTGCGTGTATAATTGCTTCGAGGCTGAACTCTTTTAGCCCCGAAAGCTCCCCAGCTTTTTGATATAAAAACTGGTCGTATCTATTTTCGTGATTCCCTTCTTTAAAGATTATTTTTGCTCTTGGAAATTCTTTCCTTAGTACTTGGAACAATTCAGCAAAAATAGCTAACTCAGCTGCGAAGTCTTTTTTCTTTGGATCTCTTACATATCTGCTCAATCCGTGTGCATCAATAGCATCGCCATTCAACAGTATAGTATCTGGGTCTCTATCCTTGCCCCACTTGATAGCTGCCGTCAGAGCTGTAATAGAGTGATAAGGAACGTGGATGTCGCAAAGTATTAGTGTCCTTTTTGAATTAAGTATATATGGCTCCCATATCGTTTCATCTGATTCAGGTAGGTTGTACGGATTGTATGGCCTTTGCTCTGTCTTGTAAAATTCAGAATCACTAACAGCTTTAGTTATCATACTTAACCCTTTTTTGCCTTCTATAAATCTAAGCGAATCCCTAGCCGCATTTTCGTCTTTAAACTGTAGCTTATTTCCTTCGTACATTATTCTAGCTAGCTTCGCAGTCGGCATCTTACTTCCGTATGTTGCCCTGTACTCCCTGGCTATGTCTGCATTTCCGTTTTTTGCTGCCATATATGTGTTTTTTATTGGTGTCTAGTAAATTCCGTGTCCACTTCTATATTCAGCCTCCTTGATTTTTATCTCAAGATCTAGGAGCTTATTCTTCTTTCTTTTTTCAAGGATTCCAAGTAACAGCACAGCAAGCCCTCCGATACCAGCGAGTAGCCCCATGATCGGAGTTGCATACTCAGCGATCCAATTAACAGCCAACACCATTGCAGCGGCAGCGGTGGATAGATAAGTCCATGGGTCTTTAATGATGTGCGCTAACATTGGCTGCGTGTGTTCTGTGGTGTTCATTACTTTTATTTCAAATCACTATTGACGATCACCCCGATCTTTAACCCGGTGGATGCGTAGTCTTTACTAAGTGGTGCGATCCCTTCAATGAGCAGCCCTAGCCCGTTGGCAATTGGTAACACCCCTGTGAAATTTATTCCAAACGTGGACGCTCTAAATGGTCCAGTGTTAATTATGTATTCAGGTGCCACTGATAAAGTTATTGGTGATCCACCGCTATCTCCGTATAGCGCGCATTCAAGCCCTGCCAGCATCCTGACCTGATTATAGAAACCATTCTCCGGTCTGTCGTATACATGGTAATTGAGACCACCATGGACAAGTACCTGGACTTTGCCAGTTGTAGTTAATGAGTAATAGGGGAATAATCCAAGGCTCACGCCGTTGTCCGCTGACAGGCTGTCTGTTTTGTCGAGACCCACGTTGCCGATGATAGGCAGTGCCCATCTGTCACCAGATGCCACTATGTATAATGCCCGTGCAGACAGCAGGAATGAGTTAGATGCATCCCCTGTAATGTTGTACGCAAGCTTTGCGCCAACCCAAGGATTGTTTAACGATATGGCTGACAGTGCCGCCGGCTTGTTCTCATGTGATGACAGTATTGAAAACGGTGTCTGTGCAAAAGCAATTGAGGAAATAAAAAGTATTGATAATAGAATAAGATTTTTCATTGTTATTTTTTTGAGTTATAAAAAAAGAAGAGGGGTATTAGTGACATATACCCCTCTTAATTACGGGTCACTAGATCCGCTTTTTAAATGCGTAAGAAGACCTGAACCTAGTTGCTTGTACACCTGTACCCACGGCTTTAATCCTTGCCCATGTAGCTGTCAAGTCCGCATCTTCTAACCGGACAAAACGCCCAAGTGTATTAGATCCAGCATTTAAGCTTGTAGTGCTCGCATCATACCACAGCGTGCCTAAGATGTCGTAACTGTATTGAACTGTTACGTCAACATTAGTAGCACCACTCAGTGAATCGAGTTGCACCAGCACCTCCAATGCTCCAAGATCACGAAAGCGTCTTGCCGTTGCAAAACTGGTGCCGCCGGGGTAGTGGTAGATGGTTTCAGATGCGTTCACCGTATCTGGTCCCATCGTCCCCGCATACATTTGCGGCGTTTGTGCGCTTGCCGTGAATGCCACGGCAAGCAAAAAAGTAATGGCAATAAAAATGTGTTTCATGTTTAAAATATTTAAAGGTTAATTAATTACTATTAATTGTGTAGTACTTTTTCCCATCCTGCATCCTCGAATTTATCAATCATAAATTGTGGAATCGGAACGGCATTAAAGCGAAAATCAGCCCATTTCTTCCCGCCGTAACATTGACCTAGAATTGAGTCAGCCGCAATGACGTATTGCGTACTGTCCCAATTTGTGCCAAGAAAATTGAATCGTGCAAGTGATTTGTATTTGTCGATCAGCTCGATATGTTTTTCAAAAGAAACAGACCCATGTAGAAGCATCCCCTGGCTAACATAGCCTAAGAAGAACTTTTGACCCGGCTGCCTAACTGATACTTTTAATTTGAATAGATCGGAGTTGTTGGTTCCGGATGCGAATATGTGCAGATTGTCCAGGTACTCCCCTACAATTTCATATTCAAGTGATGGGTTGAATAATTCCATTACTGAGGTTACTCTCTCAACCATATCGGACCCGTCAACTGCAATTGAATCGCAGTAATTACCAGCGCAAAAGTTATAATTACCCGTGAGCCCTTCGGCTATGTATATGTATAGCAACACATACTGTGGTGTGTTCTGTATTGTGTATTCCGTGCATGAATCAATGACCAGCGGGTCAGGCGGAAGCGAATCAATCACTATTGAATCGTTCACTATTGTATCAATCGCTACCGTATCAATCACTACCGTATCAGGTGGGTTGTATATCCAGTCATTGTCCGGCTGAATGGCTGGCATTAATTGGCATGATGCGAAAAGTGCCAATATGATAATTGGTAATAAAAGTTTCTTTTTCATCTTGTTGAATTAAAAAGTGAAACACATTCCAAATAATCAACATACACAGCCCTTGATGTGATCCCAGCGGATTTGATTATCAGAACCCCTAAGCCCGTTTTTCTAGTTTTCCCAATTGGTATATTTAAACTTTCCGTCCGCATAGAAACACCGTCAATAAAGAAGCTAGCTGATGTACCATCTGCATTTATTTCTATTCTTAAATTTGTTGGATTAACCGATACATCGGTTTGTGTTTCAAAGAATGCTCTAGTCCCATTCGATGCCGTTACTGTCTGCCACCGGTCAGAGCTGGCCGATCCGGTTGATACTCCAATTGAATCATAAAGAAAATAAACTCCGTCTGTTTGATTTGCTGCTGTGTATGTGTCAAAGAAACCAACCAATAGCGCATAGGATTCTGTGGCACTACATAGTGCTTGAAGTGAATCAATCCTTAACTCAAGATTCCATTCACCACCGCCGAACGTTAGTGCCGTCCCTTGTATGTTTACTGCCGCCCTTCCGGTGGCTGCTGTACCTGTTATAATGCCAACGACCCCAACCGCGTTGGATCTGTTTGAGTTAGAAAAAGATGCGGCCAAAGCGGATGCACCGCTGGCTGTTGAAAGTAGGTCGTTGTCTGACGATGTGGTCGATGGCGAATTAAGGAAGTCAGAGAAATAGTAAAACTGATTCCTAGGATTTTGAGCAGAAATCGAAATCGACAAAAGAATAAAAAATAGTATTTTCATATATGGTTAATTTGATAGCCAATAATTCCAGTATCCAAGACTACTGGCAAATTGATAGCATTTAATTATAACAGACTTGCCGGGTACAATACTTATAGCAGACCCAGCCGCACCGCCTGGTGGCGTTCTCGTGCCTATTAAATCATCACTTGTGCCTGCTGGATTGAACGCGCCTATAATTAAGTTAACCCCGGATCGTAGATTAGATATTACGTATTCCTGACCCACTTGCGCCTGAGTGGATGTAAGTGTATTTGTCCAGTTATCAAGTGTAGACACAACCTCTGGCAATTTAATAGTGTCCGTTAAATTGCCACCCGTTATATTAACCGTGTAATAAGACCTATCTAAATTTAAGTCTACACCCCCTGTTGATGCGCCATAATTCTGAGTCCACGCTACCCCGGCGTTAAATGCAATGTGTGATTCAGTCGTGTTTGAAAAATCAACATTCTTCTCCATCACAATCATATCGGCATCATCATTTTCGACCATCGTAACCTTTGCGCTTGTCCGCTGATTTCCGGTATCATTTTCTTTATGAACAGTCATGTTCAATGCGGACTGCTCAACCCCTGCCGCATAGTCTGCATCCGTGTAAGTCATTAGTATGGTGGTCTGCGCGGTAGTTCCGCCGCCTCCGTCTGCCGTGCCCTCTATCTTCAGTATCTGGTTAACACCTGTAGCCGCCGGCTCCAATGCCATGCCGGCGTCATTAACTACGTGAAGCCCGTATGATGGGCCACCCGTTCCCATTCCTATCCTGTCATTAGTTGCATCAATGAATAGATCGTTTGCGGCACCATTTCCAAACCGTATATTATCTGTTAGCGTTACATCCACATCACTAGGAGATGTCCCGTCACCTGTGTAGATTCCGTTCCCGTCCGCACCGCCAAATGACGATACTAACCGCCGCTGTATCTGGTGGCCAGCCGTGGTGTCGGCATCATGTATAATTACATACTCAACGCCTTCTGCTGTTCCGTCAATTTGAAATTCTGAAGCATCAAGATTGATGTTAGCCTCAGCGACAACCATACTAATATCAAGACCAGACCCGACATCAACGGCGTTACCAGTCCCTTGTAAGACCGCCCCATCGTAGAAGCTGATCAGGTCAATTGAGAAATCAGACCATAACATCTTTTCGTTAGTTCCTGCTCCCGAATCGTGTATGAGTAGGAAATCATCTGATTGGGCTGTTGTGACCGTTGTAGCCTCGCCGCCGTCGAATGAGATATTAACCTCTCCGGCTCCGTCTGTGGCCACATCAAACATACTTTGAAAGTCGATATTTGTATTTCCAGTTTGGACAGAGACGTTACCTTCTTCTATTACGTTCAGTTCGTTAGTTGTAGACCCGTCAACCTCCGTTGATGTGAATGTCAGCGCATTGGTTGACCTCGTTACTGTCGTTATCCCTGCGCCCGTGAATGTGGCATCAGTGGCATCCGCATCAAGATCAAGGGTGAACGGTTGAGATGCTCCCGTTACGCTGATCTGTTGCGCATCGGTGTCGGTATCTGTGACAGTGTTGGTCAGTGTGATGACATTACCAGCCTCTGATATTGACAGACCCGTTCCTGCTGTAATGGTAACTCCTGTTGATCCGGAGGTGTTTGAGTTGATTATAGACGTGGTTCCCGTTCCGGCTGCTACCGTTAGGCTTCCCTCGTTAGTGATTGACCCGTCCACTTCAGTAAGTAACGCAGTGGTTGCGATCGTGGCTGTTCCATTCAACCCTGTACCGCCCGTTGTGATCGTTATGCCTGTCCCCTCTATGTACTGAGTTGACCCACCAGAATTTGAAAGGGTCTGCGTGTGTGACGTTGCATCAGATGTATTAGCGATGGTCTGTAATTCATTCGTGATTGATCCGTCAACTTCGGTAATGATTCCCGTGTTTGCGATAGTTACGATCCCATCTAATCCGGTGCCTGTTGTGGTCAATGTTATGCCCGTCCCCTCAACTAATTTTTGCGACCCGCCACTATTCGAAAGTGTCGTAGTGTTAGACGTTGCATCCGATGTGGTCGCTAATGTCTGCAACTCATTGGTGATTGATCCGTCAACTTCCGCACCCTGTGTAATTACCAGCGTGTTTGCAGGTGATTCAGATAGCGTTATTCCTCCAGCCCCTGCAACCGTTACATCAGTTCCGGTGCTGGATTCAACCGTATAAGTCGGGCCAGCCCCGCCGATGGTTAGATTAGTTGTGCCGCCAAAGGCCGAAGCGTTACGCATCTTGACCCGTCCGTTCGATGGTGTCCATACCATAACGCTGTCAGTCGATGCACCAGATACGGCATCCCGAATCGACAAGTCCCCATTGATCCGCACCGTGTCCGCTGCGAAATCACCACCGATTAATGGGGTGGCCGAATTTGAATTATCTATATAAAGACGATTTGACCCTGTTTCGTTTTCTCCTGATTCTTTTCCCAGAAAAATATTCCCTGATCCGCTATTTGAACGCCCAGATTGATATCCAATCATAACATTACTAGAGCCATCGGTTGTGTACCCTGACTCCGCTCCGAGGAATGTATTAAGCGCACCAGTATTAGATTGAAATCCTGCCTTAAATCCAATTGCTGAGTTATAATTTCCGGTTTCTGATGACACTAGCGTTTGCGACCCAACGCCAAGAGACCCAACGCCAGTATATACGCTAAGTGACGCGTGGCCAAGCCCCACATTATCATTGGTCGTAGTTATCTCGTTCATTGTGTTTGCCCCGAGGGCAAAGTTTCTGCTCCCGCTCGTTATAGATCCGGCAGAATTACTCCCAATCGCTACGTTATACTGTCCTGTCGTTACCGAAGCCAGCGTAAGGCTTCCTATTCCAATATTCAAGTCACCGGTCATACTAAGATTTCCAGTACCCCTACCTATCATTATGTTGTAATCAAGCAACTCGCCAAATCTCAAATCAAGCCTTCCGATAACATTTAACATGCCGGTATAGGCTGCTGTAGTTCCAATTGAAACCGTGCCATTATGGAACATACTATCCGTGTTGCTAGGAACAGTTGCGACCGTGCCTAGTTTGATCCAGTCAAGATCTCCGGAATACACACCAACCAATGAATCAATTAATGGGTTTAATTGAAACCATTTTCCAAGTCCCCATTTAGGGCTAATTGAATTAGTATTTGAAAGCATCACCCATGTGCTATCCTTTGGTAATGGTGCCTTGATCTGATAGTCTTGTATCTGCCCCGTCAATGGAGATAAAAACAAAAACAGTATCGCTATTAAAGTTATATTTCTCATGTCTGTATCCATCTTAATTTTATAATCGTCAATGTTTCGCCTGTGAGTAACGGGAAACCTGCATTTAATTCTATCTGCTGATTAGGATAATCAATGCCGTATTTAGTGCCGTCCAGAGGCACCAGCAAGAAGCCTCTCGTTACCCCGTTGACCTGCACCAGTAATGAGGCATTAATTTCAACAGCGGTTACATGAGCCGGATCTGGAAGTAAGAAATTAGTAACCGTAAAAGAAACAGCTACATCGTTTCCAATAAACTCCTGTGACCACTCAGAATCATCAGCACAAGGTGTGTCAATGCTTGCATAATCGCACTGGATTAAAAGACCTGCCACCTGTGTGCATGAGTCGATAGTTACTATTACAGTGTAATAGCCAGCCGCCGGGTTAGCAATCGTTGCGCTGGTCTCGCTGACAAGTAACTCATTACCGTTGCCTGTATCAAGATACCATTGATAGGCAGGTATTGATACACCCGCATAGCCAACTATGGCTGTTGTCAATACCCCAGCCACATTGGTGAGTGTGATTGTAAAAATGGTATCACAGTCAACAGGAGCCACATATACAACGCTGGCACTGGTAGACTCACAATCCCCTGCTGTCGATACAACCCTGAATGTCCCTGATGCTGATGGTGTATATGTTATTCCCGTCTCTCCTACTATGGCAGTCCATACGGCTGCAATTTCTTCCTCCCATTGATAGGTAGATACTGTCGTGGCGATTGCGATAAATACACTTGACAGGTCAGCGAGTACAACCTCCTCAATGGTAACGGCATAGCCATCACACCCAAGTGAGAAAGTAAATGTGTCCGTGGCTGTGCAATTGCCTTTCTTTGCGTCAACTCTATAGGTAGCTGATTCCACTGGGTTGATTGATGACCCGGTACCAAATAGCACGCCGTCCTTATACCATTTGAATGTTTCAACACCCGCACCGCCAAGTGCAGACACTGCTGTCAATGTATCGGGAGGAGTGGTTAATGATATAGCTACTGAGTAATCAGTACACTCCGGGTCATTAGATGGGTCTCCTGTCTCGCCCTCTCCGTCACACTCATTGAATGGTGCGCCATCGTAGTAAGAGCCGCAGCATATAGTGGTGATGGTCTCTGAATCAACGAATGAAAGGGTAATTTTAAATTGCAGCAATGCTCCGTCCGGAGATGCCTCAACGGTCATAGATAGGGTCTCCTCTGCAATGCCCTGACCTATATTTGTGAATGTAACAGTTTCGTGAGCCTCTAGTAATCTTAGCAGGTTATGTAAAGACTCATCCCCGTAGATCGTGAATATAATTCTAGGATCAAGGCTTTTCCATGTCTCCAGGTCTTTACCTGGTGAAAGCTCGATGCTCTTTATATTCTTCACGTAACCAACGGGGTCAAAGGCAGGTATTTCCAAAAACAAATCAATAGCTGCAAGCCCGTTGCATATTGACTCGCCTGACAATTTAAAGTTGTGGCAGTCTATCTGCGTCTCCGATCCCATGTTTGACCATGTGGACGGAACCCCGGCTTTTTCACCGATGATCAGATCGTTAATATTGCTGATGTTGACTGCCATTATTTATGCCTTAGTTTTATTTCAAGAGTCTGATCAGGGTCAATATATGTGGCTGATTCAATTTCACCAGCCCCTAGTTGTGTCTTGATTAATCCGGACGGATCGTAATTATTCAAATAATCATTGCAGTCCATCGGGATAGTTATAGGTGCCTGTAGCTTTAGCCTCAATGATCTGTACATCAATAACAATAAATTATTTATAAACCCCTCTTTAAATGGTCTGCCATATCTGTAATATCTAGGAATGAGGTAACCCATTGCGAGATTCCCATTTAACTTCGAAGTCCCGGATATAGGCTGAACTGCTGAGTTAATTACAAATGTGCCATTGGTTGACATCATTACTATGGTCTCTGTGTCATCATAGTAATCCTCATTACCAATTATTTTTAAAATATTGGAAAGAAAATTACTTGCCATATACACCTTTTCACTTTTATTTTCCTTATCATTTACACATGAGTTATCATAGGTGATTGGATAGCCGTCAAAGTCTTTCCCCTTTCCGTCCGTCTCTGACCCCCACGCTATAATTTCTGTCTTAGGCTGTGCGTCCTGATCGTATGTGTATTTCCATTTATCGTTTAATAGGTAAATGAAATCTGAAAGCGTGAGATCCATCTGCACGGTATCAGCCCAATAGCTTAGGTGCTCAATGCGCACCGTGTCGCCATCTATATCTATATCAAGGTTGCCAGCCACCTTTAATGCATCCAGTATCTTTTTTACCTGCGTGATAGCAATAGTAGCAGACTGCGTTTCATCGATCCGCGCTACATCTGAGATTTGATAAAGCACAATACCTTCAAAATCAACGGCTGCATTTTGATAATAAACATTATTAGGAGCCGTTGCATCTGGATTTATATTTAAAAAATTAGATATAACAGATAAACCGCACGGCTCAAGTAATGATTCAAGTAGAGGTCCTAATTCTTTCCCATTTGGAAAACCATACTCACCTAAATCATTAATTCCGAAAATCTTTAAGGTATACATTACCCCAACATTGAAATCATCGGAGCCCGTAAAATCAATTAGTGCCTGCTGCCCCTCCTCAGTTGTGTCGTCATAAAATGGTCCTGTAAAAGTTGATGGTGTCCTAGCCCATCCCCCCGTAACAGCTATCCACCCATCGCCATCTGGTATTGTAACGCCTGCATAGAACTCTCTAGCCCATTTTGTTTTTACCGTAAAAGTTAGTTTTAGTTTTGCGGGGTTGAAAATATCACCAAGCTTTATCTGCACCTTCCCGGTAGCTGCATTGTTTGTAAAAATCCACGGGTTGGAATCAGATCCTGGCTCTAGGTCGTATAGACACTGTGTCTGAAGGTGTGAGTTCGTGAATATTCGCAAGTATGCACGCACGACACTGGCCTGTACAGGCGGTGACCATGTCTTACTGTATTCTGTCTCACACTCCACGTACTGAATGACGCCGACAAATGGGCTAGTGGTTACCGTATCGTCTCCGTAATCAAACATATTGATCTCATCCGTCCATGAGGTAGTCAGGCATGTGAACTTGTCATCAACAACAATAGGTATAGTGACCGTGCAGTTAGACACGTCCCATTCGCCTTCGTTAAGTCTTAGGTATCCAACGTAGAAATCTTCGTGCCACGTGGCATCACAGTCACAGTACTTGTCAACCGTTATATTTACACGGGTGCAGGTCATTCCTGACCGCTCCAAGTTCATTAAGTTGGTGAAGTCAAAGATACTATCAGCTGGTTTATCCTTCAGAATTAAAGCAGTCTCTAATGTGCGCTGTTTAAATCTATAGCCTGTCCTTTTTTTATCAATCCATTTCAATTGAGAATTAAATGGGTAGGCCTGGACAATACCCTGTCCGGGCACGTCTATCCAAAATCGGTACATGTCGTTTATTGCCACTGGTGCAAAATTGGGGAAATGGCTTAGTGGTAAAGGTTACATCGTGTAACCTATGCTTAATTGAGCTGCGGGTTTTGGGAGGTTGGTTTCAATTCTGATCTAAGATGAAAAGCAAGTTCATCGCTGATCCAATTAAATGAATGCCTGCAGTTATATCCTCCAAGGTCAATTAATGGGTTATAAGGATCTGTCTTGCCTTGAAATTCTCCAGTGCCCTTGTCATCGTATCCACCCCATTCATCCTGTGGCGTTCCGAACTTCATTATTTCGTTGCGTGAAAATACTTTATTGTTCCGCTCGATACAGAAATCACGGGAGGTGCCGATAGTGCCCCCCCGATATACGGCATAGTTTAATTTTAATTCAACTGCATAAT